GGGGGTCTAATGGTCTATATACATTACCTTGATAGAATATTTGATCTCCACTCATTTGATCTTGAGTTAAAGGTTCACCTTTTTCATTTGTTGCTAAAGCAAATACCTCATCAGTTTCGAAACCTTTACCGTCTCTAATTTTTCTTATTACACCACCAGTTTCTTCACCGGTTGACCTATTTATAGTAAATACAGGTTCTAATTTAGGTGTAAAAGAGTCTCCTTCTTCTAAGAAATCATCTAATAATTTACCATAAATAGTTTTTCTAGTATCTTGTTTTGTAGCCATTAGTTCTGCTTCGGCTTTAGCTTCTTTTCCTCTTTGAGCTAAAAAGCCTCTTTGAAACTCTGGACTTTGTCCTGCTGCTATTAACCTTAATACAGTATCTTTTACAAAACCACGGTCTTGACCAGTAGTTTGTGGGTATAACTCATTAGTTAATAAATTAGCTATATCGTCTATATTACCTAAATTAATTTCATCTTTATCAAAATTACTTAAAAGGCTACTAATAGGACTTCGCCCACCACCACCTTGAGAAATTAAATCATCTAATCTATTAGCTGAACCGCCTGTAGGTATATTAGCTGTAGGTAAATTTGCTCTAGGTATATTATTAACCATAGATACACCACCTGCTTGCGGTGCATCAACTCCGGGAAGATTAACATCTTTAAGGGTAGTTATACCACCACCGGGAGTGGTGCCACGTCTATACATATCTAACGGATATAAACCTCCGCTTTGAGCTATCATTCTTTCTAAATCTTGTAAATTCATTTTATATTGAACCTAATCCTGCACCCATACTCATATCAAACTGATTACCTATTGGTATTACAGATGTTGTAGAACCTGCTAATGGTGCAAGCCCACCAAATATTCCTGCTACATTAGCAATAGTTTGCATAGGTAAATTATATTGACCAACAAAGTTTTGATAATCTAAATCAAGACCTGTTTGTTGCATACCTCTTTGTGTACCACCTATATTACCTAATAATTGAACATCTCCTCTTTGTAGAGCAGGTAGCTGTCTACCTATATTAAGTTGTTGTGTACCTAATTGTCCTAATCCTTGTCCTAAACTTGAACCTAAAGCACCTGTATAACGTCCTGCACCTAAACCTAAAGTTCCAAGTTGTGAACCTAGCTGACCGATACCTAGACCTACTTGTCGACCTGCAGTTCCTGCAGCTTGTCCTAATCTACCTAGTTGTTGTGCTAATTGTGATTGTTGAGCACCACCTAATTGTGTAGCACCTAATAAACCTTGTAATCCAGCTTGTTGTCCGGCTAGTGTTTGTTGTCCTAATGCACCAGTTTGTCCTGCTAATTGTGATAATAATCTAGCTTGATTTGCTTGTCTAGCTTGTTGTGCTTCAAATGCTTGTTGTGCAGCATTTTGTGCTAAACCAAACCCTTGTGCTCTTATCCCACCTACTGCTTCTGCTGCTCCACGACCTGCACGTCTAGCTAATTCTTCAGAAGCTAATCTACCTCTAGCTCCACCAAAAGCACCACTTCTAACTTGTTGTGCTCTATTAGCTATATCTGATGTAGCTAAACCTTCGCCAACATCACGTAATGTTTGTTGTACAACAGCGTCTTCAAAAGGATTAAAGAAAGCACTTGTTGATCTAGGATCAAAACCTCTTGTAGATAAAAGACCTGCAAGACCTGCTTGACCTAGTCCCCCTAATGCAGAAGAAATAAATGGAGCTTGACTTCCTGCAAGACCTCTAAAGCCCATCTGTGCTTCACTTACCCCTCGACCTACGTCACCTGCTCCCATACGAGCTGCTTCTTCTGCCTGTCTATATAAATCTAATTCAGGAGCTAATGAACCTTCTAACCTTGATACACCTCTACCTGCTAAATCTGTTGCTTGTGCTAAACCAGAAGCAATTTGTTCTCTACCAGTTTGTCCGCTACGCATTAATTCTTGTGCAGCTTGTTCTGTTAAAGACGCACTTCTATCTAAAAAAGGTCTATATGAACCTATAGCTTGTTCACCTAATTCGAAAGCTCGTCTTTCTTGCGGTGTAAAGTCAGCTATACGTTGTCCTGTATATGTAAAAGGATTAGTATCTGGTAAACCTAGTTGTGAGAACTGATTAACTAATTGTTGATTTAATAAAGGAAATAATCCGGGAATACCTGCTCCGCCACCTGCAATCATATCTTGTACGATTCTGTTAGGGGCTAATATTTGTTGTTGTGATTCTACTGCCATTATACTAATTTTGTCCTTATTTGTTCTAGGTTAGCTATGCCTTGTTCGTAATCTCCGCCACCTAAATAATCTACCATAACTTTCGGTAAAACATATTCTTGGTCGCTTAAGTATACAGGAATATCATCGCTTGTTGGTGTGCCGGGACCTCTTATTTCTCCGTCTGGTCTAACCATCATAGCATCAAGTTTAGGTCCTCCATCTTTATAACCTATTTTCCCACCGAACATTGCTCTATTTGCTCCTACGAAATTTTTTAAATTTGGAAACTGTGGTGTATTAACTACTGAACCTTGTATATAAGGGTTATTTTGTAAAGGGTTTACTCCCGGTCTAAGACCTTGATCAGCAAAACTAAACCTACCTTGAGTTCCATATGGGTCTTTACCATAAATAGCTTCGACTAATTTAGGAAATATTAATTGTGTTCCAAGTTGAGTTGTGAGAGGATTTTCTTTAGCAAATTCTTCTAAACTACCTATACCTCCTTTAATTCTATCTAATACAGTTTTATCTCCTGCTAGGTCAGCAGTTTTACTTGCAACCATCTCTCTTCTACCTTCATAAAATTTAGGAGGACTTAAAGAATTACCTTTAGGATCAACAAATTTCCTTGTCTTTTTATCAAAAGTTGCATTAGAAAAATCGAACCCTTGATTACCTATACCTAATAAACTACCTAAAGTCGAATCACCAACATTAGCAAAAGCTGAACTAAATGCTTGTCCGGGATTTGAAAAAGTAGCCCTAAACCCTTGACCCTGTGCACCAAAGCCACCGGCTAGACCAGCAGCAAGTAACATATTTTGTGCATAATTATCACTAGCAGAAGTTTTCGTTCCAATACCAGCACCGATTGCAGCACCGGGAGCTCCACCTATAACACCGCCTATGATAGCCCCGATTGCAGGACCTAATTTTTTAAATGCTTTTCTAAGTTCACCACCTATTCCATACTCAGGTGCAGACTCAAAATCTTTTTCTACCATATTAGATAAAGAACCTATTCCTTGTTTTTCTAACATTTCCATCTTCTTCTAGCCTGTCTTAATCTTGAATTAGGATTTTTTGCCGCTTTTGGGAATTTTTTCATTTGTCCTGCACTTCTTGCACAATAAGATTTCCTACGTTTTGCAGCTTTACTGCCTTTTTTAACTTTTCCAGTTACTGCAGTTTTTAATTTAGATCCGGGATTTTTACGTCTATAAGCTTTTACACCTTTAGCAGTCATTCCTGCTCCACTTTTAGTAGGTCTGTAATTAGCCCCTTTGCCTTTAGTAGTGCGTCGTATAGATTTTTCTTTACGTTTTGCTTTAGCCATAAACTCCCTGCATACAAATCCTTATGTAATCTATTAATAGATGCAGGTAGTCTTATTGACTCCTGAATACTTTATATCATAGCTATTATTATTAATAAGATAAAGTTTTTTAACTTATAGTAACAGTCACTGAGCCGACAGCTGAAGTAGCAGTTCCTACAATACATTTAACTGTAAAAGGTGTAGAAAGGTTTACAAACTCAAACCCATCCCATAGTTGTAAAGTATTTTCTGAAGTATTAAAAATTACAGTGCCAGTATTAAAATTTTGTTTATCTCTATCCGCAGTATTTACTTGATAAGTATTTAATATATCTACTTGCCCTAAATTAAGTTCAAGTATTCTAATTAATTTATTAAATAATTCTGGACTTACTTCATCTACTGCAAAAGGCAAATTAGTCGGTAATAATTTAGCCATTACCTTCTACCGTCTTGCCTTACATCTACTCTTGTAGCTCCTAATCTCCAACCTGTGCCTGTATTAGCAGGTGCGTTATCATCATCTGATTCTACTCTAAATACAAACTGTCTACCCCTAGCTCTTATATGTTTTTGAGTTGTAGTAGAAGTAATTTCACTAGTATTAGCAGTAGCTAAGTCCTCATTAGGAAAGTTTCTAACTTTAGTAACCATATTTAATTGACCTCCACCAGAATTAGATAAAAACTTAACATCAGGTATAAGCCTATTTATAAACGAAAACGTATCGCCCTCACCAATATCAATATCAGAACTTTCTATAAACACACCTGTCATAGGTTGACCATCATCATCAAAACCAGTTTCATGTTGATAAATATAATTATTAGCACTAGCTTGTGGGAAATTTTCTACCCCCTCGTCTAACCATGAAGTTCTAATAAGTTGTCCATATGTCCAAGTATCTTCTTCATAGTTATATATTACATATCTATCTATTTCATCAGACGAAGCAGAAGGATAAAACCATCCGACTTCATTTTTATTGTTTATAGTAAAAGCAAATATTTTATAAGCCTGACCTCTGTTAATATCACTAAATACATAATTTTGCACTGTGCACCTTACTTTATTAACAGCTCCTGTATAAGCATAAAAGTTTTCATACCCCATCCATAAAACAGCTTTCGGTGTAGTAATAGCAGCTTTTGGAGCCATTAAACCAGAATTTTCATTTATTAAATTAATTCCAAAAGTAAAAGGAGGTCCAATAAATTGCATAGAATATAATGAGGTATCTGTCCATACTAATATTTCTTGACGGGCTTTTACACCTCCAACAATTAAAGAACCAGAAGATAATCTTAAACTTCCTGCTGTATTAGTAGTTAAAGGTTTAAATACTGCAGGATTTTCTTGATCACTAAAAGTTATTAACATAGGGTCTATAGACCCTGTTCTAGCATCCTCATCAGCATTTAAGGGATCAGAACCTAAAACTATTAAATGTCTATCAGTTTCTGAAGTTAAAACTTGTAAAGCTTTTGTAGGTGCTAAATTAGCTCCTGATAATGATGATAAAGCTACCGCTCTAGTACTTAAACCATTAGTTTGATCCCAATAAAAAATTCCACCACCTCTAGGGTTTATAACTAAATCTTCACCAAAATTATCATGTGTCCAAAGTCTAAGTTGATTAGATGCAGATATAGGTGAAGTAGAACCCCATCCTCCATCACCCCAAGTATTTACTCCCCAACCACTAGAGGCTACGAACACATCTAAACCAGTATTAATCTGATAAGCCCCTACAACAGATCCCCCACCATTACCTGTATCACTAGAATTAGCAGTAACAGTAACTCCACTAGTATTTTTAGCTTCTATTGTGTAAGAGTTTGCATTTACAATAGTTGCTATTTGATATTCTTGATTTAATACAGCAGAATTTATATTACCGCCTAAAGAAGAAGCACCAGAAAAAGTAACGAAATCATTTTTTACTGCTCCGTGTGCAGTATCTGTTACTGTTATTGTAGCGTCTGAATTAGTTGCAGAAAAAGTTACATCACCTGCTGCAGTTGTTGATCTTATAGGTGTTATATCGTTGTAAGAAGAACCTTCTAAAATATAATATTTTAAATTAGTTCCTATACCTAATAATTTTGTGCTACTTAAAGTAACCCAATTATGTAAAGCTCTTGCTGTGCCTAAAAAAGTATTAGCTGTTAATTTTAACCAACCACCAAATTTTTCTGGTCTACCTTTTCTAAAACGAACTAAATTAACATCAAACCAACCACCTTCATTATCATAGTCAGTGCCTTCTCTATTTATTCCCGGTCTAAATATTAATTTTTGTAACGCCATTTACACCTCAGTCCAATCTTTACCTTCAAATAATAAAGCTTCTGCTTCCCTACGTCTTACTAAACCTTGTAAAACCTTACCTCCTGCTTTATTCCAACGTTTAATTTGATGAGGCACTTCATTAAAATCTTTATCATTCAGAACTTTTAACATAGTGCTTTCATTTAAATTTGTTGGACCTAAATTATACGTCCATGATACCAAAGCATCAAACTCATTTTGTTTTAAATCAATCTTGACTGCTTTTTCAACATGTTCGCAATACTCATCTAATTCATTAAGCAACATATTGTCAGCTTGTTCTTTAGAAATAGTCATACCTTCTCTAACGTTTTTTGTATGACCATATCCTATAGTCCAGACTCCAACTGCGTCCTTGTATGCCTCTAACTCACAACCCTCAAACTTTTTTATTAAATTAATACCTTCACTTGATATATGCATATTAATAGTCCCCCCATACTTTAGTTTTTTTACCGCCATCATATTTAACTGCATGACCTTCATTGATAAGCATTTCGCAAATATCCTCATCATTTTCTGTATAAGGGATTGCAAGTATTCTGCCATATTTGCCTTTGCCAAATGATTTAATAGTTATAGACCCAATACATAATTCTTTTAGTCTATCTTTTGCTGCAAGCCCTAATTTTTTCTCTGCTAAATCACGAGTCCTTGACTCAGGTGTGTCTATGCCTGCCAACCTGCAGCGTTGTTTATACAAGCGGACATCAAATCCTAAGTCAAGGGTAACATCAATAGTATCCCCATCAACCACTCTTTCGATAGTTGCTTTATACACATATGGTTCTGGTTTACTACTCATTATCTTTAGTTGTTACTTTTCTATAATATACAACAACATCTTTTAATTCTGTAATATATCTTTTTATCTCTTGCATATTGTATGCCATAATCTCATAATCCGGTATTGTCATAGCTAAGAACACTAATTCACCCTCTTGCTTTTCTATTTTTGCAAGTTGTTCTTCCCAATTTTCTGGTGTTACTGCAATCCATTGTAATTCTTGAAGATTTATTTCTCTTGGCATAATAGGTTGCACTATCTGCCTTTCAATAGGCTTTGCACTAACCTGTATTTGTTTAGTTGGTAGTAGACTGCAACTGTAAGCCATCATCAAGACTATCAACAGTAATGCTGATTTTCTCGATGTCTTCCATAATATGTTTTGTGCCATTATTTATCTTCCTTTCCATTTCTATAGGGTTAGCTAATATTTTAGAAGCTAATTCATAATTTTGTATAAATTGTGTATATCTATTTAATTCTCTTTGAGCTATTTGACTTTTGATACTTAGATCTTGAAGTTGTTGGGTTTGTAATTCAAAATCTGCCTGCAAGCTTTTGATGGTTTCTTCTTGTGTAGATACAGCACCTTCTAAAACTGCGTTATTAGTTTGAAGTATTTGGTTTTGGCTATACAAATAATAAGAAACTGCAAGCAAAACTAAAACTATACCTAATAAAACTTTACTCATTACCCATACACCAATTCCAAGCATCGTGATCGTGGTATAAAAATGCCTCACATTTTTTATATTTTTCTCGCCATTTATCAGAGTCAAACTTATCGTTCCACTCTAAGCTAGAATCTTTTGCTATAGGTATAAATTTAGATGGTGTTGAACAACCTATACAAAATATACTAACCAGCAAGAGGGTTTTTATTTTCATTTTCTATATCCTCTATTTTTTCTTCTAAACTTTTTAAACTGGCTTTTATTGTGGCTATGTCAGTTTTTATTTCCGTAACGTCGGGGATAGATATATTATCTAATTCTTTTTCAAGAAAATCTACTGACGTTTCTATGCTTGCAAAACGTTCTTCAATAATTTTTTGTGCGTCTTTAGTGTCTCCTATTCCACCTATTTTAGCTTCTAGGTTGTCAATTCTATTAACATACTGTGCACCAGTCCATCCGAATCCCGCTAAAGTAGAAACTATCCCTACTAGAGCTATTAATTGTGTTGTTTTACTCTGTAACCAATCCATTTTATCTCCATATATTAGGCTGATCATCAATCATGTTTTGTAAATTATTTATATTTGTACTCGCATAATTATAAAAAGCATTTATATTATCATCTAAAACTATATTACTATAAATATCTTCAGAACTATACCAAGACTGTTGATCAGGTAAATTTAATTGTGTGTATGTATTAAATTGTGGTACATAACCTATCAAGGCTACTAAACTTGATTCATCTCCATATTCTCCTGTAGCTTGTTGTTCTTCTTGCATTTCTTCTTGTTGTTGTTCTATATTTTGTGCGATAATTTTATCAGCTATTTGATCAGCCTCAGATTGTGTCATGACACCACCAACTGCTGTATCAATTTGACCTTGCACATTTTGTACTTGAACGTCTGCCATAACGACCTCTGATCCTCCATCCACAGATGCGATAGGGGTTATACTTACACTAACTCCACCAACACCAGAACTCATAGATAAAACTTGATTATTTTGTGCTGTAGCACTAGCGTACTGGTCTGAAATACTAGGTGAACTAGAGGTGCTAATACCCCCAGCAGAACTTGAACTAGTATTACCTGTATTAGTAACTGAATTAATTACTCCTGATGAGTTTGTTTGGCTAGAGGTAGAACCGTAATTAACACTGTTAGAGGCAGTATTTAAAGCGTTTTTTATAACTTTTAAAGCAATACTTCTATTTTTACTTTTACTAGTAGGTTCGTCGTTTTCAATAATTTCTAATTCTTCTAAAACTTCATCATTATTTTCTTCCTCAACCTCCGCTAATCTTTCTTCTTCTAATTCTTCAAATACTTCTTCAAGTTCTTCAAAAACTTCTTCTACAGCTTCTTCTTCAAATATTTCTTCTATAAATTCTTCTTCGGGTTCGTCTCTTTCAACAATTCTTTCTTCTCTAATTTCCTCTCTTATTTCTCTAGTTTCTTCTTCAAACCAATCATCAAGTTCTTCTATAGTATTAATAGCTAAAAAATTTTCAGGTTCGCTAAAATCCTCTACAAATAAAGTTTCTTGTAAAACAAATTGTTCTAATAATATATCCTCTTGGTGTAAAGGATCTTCATGTCTATGATGAAAATTATCTACAAATGGTAAAGGCTCTGGTTCAAAGAAAATAATAAATTCGTCCTCCTCAGGCTCACCAAAAAAATCCTCAAAGTCATCATGACCAAATTCTTCAAAAGGAGGAAACATTTCTTCTTCAAAAACATCTATAACTACAAAAGGTTCTTCTTCGTGGTGGTGATGACCATCATCTATAAATATACCTGTAGCAAACTGTTCTTGTTCATCTACAAAACCGAAGTCAACATTTCTGTCATCAAAGAAAGCTACTGATTCCTCTTGTCTAAATCCGGGACAAAAAGGTGCGTATTGAGGGTCTTCATCGCACTGTTGATCATCATAAGCAGACCAATAGCTAGGGCAGGATTCACTATAAAGCTGATTTATATTACATTGTTGTGTTAAAAAAGCATCTGCGTAACCTGCACAGCTACTATTATTTAAAGGGTCTGAACAATCAAGCCCATTACCACTACCTACTCCGTATAAACTACCACCACCCTCAAGTAAAGTATTAAAAGATGTATTGTTCCAATTAGTATTTACACAGCTGCTTGTATTAGTAGTGCCTGTGTTACATTCATCGTGAAATAAATATTGATAAACTTGAGTAGAGTTAGCCCCTACTTCGCCAATAATTACGTCATGGTTAATAATATCTAATTCATCGTATCTATATTCAAATGAATTATTTGGATAAAGAATAACTTCGAAACTATTATCAGAGTTACGGTTATATTCTCTCATGTCATACCAACCGAATATCATCTTCGTATTATCCCCCCAAGACTTCATACGAGAATTACTATCTCTAATAAGATCAGTCCAAAAAGGAAACATAGTATAGGTATATTGAGAACCTATCGGGTCAGGTGTGTAATCACCACAATAATTATTATAATTCACGTTACCTGTTCCTAAACCAAAATGTAAACAACCATTAGTTGCCATGCGAGCTTTATCAAAAGTTTGACCGTAAAATGTAAAATTAAAAGTTAGATCTATTGAAGTAGATAATTGATCATCACCCACAGAGTAAGCTAATTCACCTTCAAAGTTATTAGCATTTTTCTGTAACTGAAATAAATCTTGATTAGCTTCGTATATGTATTGACTGGGAAGATTGCAGGATAGAAGAACTAGCCCCCATATAATTCTTTTTTGCATTGTTTTTTAGATTTTGTTTTTCTTGTATAAATAACTTTAACTGCTCCAACAACATCTTTATTTATCTTATCTCTTTTAGGGTTATTTTCCTTTGTGCACTCTGCAACAAACTCTGCTTCAATATCTTTTTTATCTGGTCTTTTGTTAGGGTTTTTAGCCCATAAACTTCTAGCTTCTTCACCTATCTTACCGTTATAGGGGCAAGGTGTTCCAGCACTCCACATAGCTTTAAACACTCTTTCGTCTTGACACAATAAACTAACTGAGGCTACTTTCATTCCCATATCATAAAGATATTTACTTAGTTTTAATCTTTCACAATTCATGTCCCTTACAGACTTACCACCAGATAGACCAAATACTTGCCCTTGAAAAGCACCGCTTAAGCCAGTTGTACATAAATCTTGACTATAACTCATTATAGAAGGAGCTATAGCTGATGCAGGTGGTGCTTCTGATTTTACATTTTGATTGATTGTCTGAACTGATTTTGATTCATTAATGTTTCGGTTCGTATTGTCAGACTTAGTATTATTATTATTTTGATTTACATTATTAGTCTGTACGTTTGATTGCGAAGTAGATTCATTAATATTTCTGTTCGTATTGTCAGAAGTGCTAGTTGATGTATTTACATTCGTATTATTTACAGTTTGATTTACTGTTGAATTTACATTACTGGTTGAAGTAGATGTATTGATGTTTGTGTTTGTATTATTCGAGGTGGCAGTGCTTGTCGAGGTGTTTACATTTGTGTTTACATTTGTGTTTTGATTTGTATTTACATTTGTATTTGACGAAGTATTTGTATTCGTAGAAACATTTGTGTTCGTTGAAACATTAGTATTGTTCGTGGTGGTGTTGTTTGTGTTTGTGTTAGTGTTAGTGTTGCTGTTTGTATTATTTGTGGTCGTCTGATTTGTAGTGTAAACATTGCTGTTTTCACAATATTGTGTACCGTTTACACAAGCTGTACCAGATTGTTGAGAAGATTGAGCATTTACTTGTATAGATATTCCTGCTACTAATGTAATACAAAACATTATTGCCGCCCAAGCAAGCATATTGTCATGCTTTCTTTGGTCGTCGTTTTTCACTTATCTTCGCCTTTAAAACTTTTGCTTGCTCCACTTGTTCCAGCATATAAACCAAACCATGCAGCTCCTGCTCCAACGACTACAGAAATTAATCCTGATTGTTCAAAATTAGGTTCTTCTAAACCCATAAACCACATAACCGTTGTATATAAAAGAATAATATATACAGTTAAAAAAGCCCTTGGAAATATTCTCCAAGAGTCAACAGCTTGAGCTAAGTGAATCCATTTTTGATGAGGGTTTCTTGTTGTTTCATCTTCAAGATCCCTAATCTTATCTTTCAGTTGTGATATTTCTTCAATCATAGCCATAAACTTATTGAGATCCATCTCAACCTCATTACGGTCCATATCTCCAGAAAATCTACTTCTATGCTCGTCCATTATAAAAACTTAGCTAAAACTACACTTATAACAATAAAAGGATAAACACCCCATATCATGTTTTCTAATTTATCAAAACGTTTAGCTCCAGACTCTAACCTTTGTTCTATGTTTTGATAACGTAAACTACACTCTTTTTCATGTGTAGCTATTTTATTTAATGCCTGCTTTACTTCAGACATTATTTATCTTTTGCTTTACCTACATTAATTGCACACCAGTCAATAAGCCAATACACCTTTGCAAGCATTTGGTCGTCTTTTGGTGTGGGTGTTAAAGCACAAATAAGTGATGCACCTGATATTACCCAAGGTGCTAATTGTATTAATTTTAAAGTTAAATCTAACA